TAGGGCTTCTTTGTATGGACAAGCTGATTTATAGCTCAAAGACCTGCCTGTATTTCTTAATACAGGCATCTGTTTCTATATGCACCACTGTGTTTGTTTGGACATACAACTCAGGTACAGGACCAGGGGTTTCTCGCTAGCCCCCTGCTTGTCACCAGGGATGTCCACAAGCACTTAGCCCTAGACATCAACCAAGCTTTAGGTCTATAACCCCTGTCATACGGCTAGTGGTGAGAGGTGGGCCATAGGTGCCTCGCAAATGGGGACCTTGCGCCGAACCCCGGTGCCCGGTCCTGGTGTCAACGACCTATTGCGACACCCACGCACCGGCCCCCTATGCCACATCGACCCGTCGGGAGCGACTCCCGGCCAACTGGAACGGCCTGCGCCGTCAGGTGCTCCGACGGGACCGCTACACGTGCCACATCTGTGGGCGCTACGGCAACCGGGTCGACCACGTCATCGCCGGAGACGACCACCGCCTATCCAACCTGGCCGCCATCTGCCTGGACTGCGACAGAGCCAAGTCCGGTCACGAAGGGGGCTCCACGCAAGGGAGATACCGCCCATGAGCGATCCGAGCCTGCCCGGCACTCCGGGCACGGGACCCCAGCCCGAACCGGAGCCTGAGGGCTTCAGGGAAGAGCAGGTCGAAGCCGAGAACAAGCGCCAGCTCGAAGAGCGGGAGCAACAGGCGCAGCTCAACAAGGAGGCGGCCGAGAAGTACAGCGGCAAGGACGCTCCCGACGCCGGCCCCAGCCGTAGGTCGACCGAGACCGGCGACAAGCCCAAGGGCAGCACCCACCCGACCACCCATAGCTCGAAGCCCACCAAGAGCTGATGGCCAACCCAGTCCCCAAGCCACCGGATGCACGGCGCCGTAGACGGGATGTCTCGGCGTCTCAGGCCGCGCACCGACTGCCGCTCACCGGCCGGCAGGGCACGCCGCCGAAGTGTCCGGTGCGCTTGGGGGCTGCGGGCAGGCGTTGGTGGCGATGGGCATGGGCCACACCTCAGGCGACGCTCTGGCATCCGGGCTTCATCGAGCCGTTGGCCAAGCGAGCCCAGTTGGAGGACCAGTGGGTCGAAGCGCTCGAAGGTGACGCCGATGGCGACCAGAAGGCGACCGACACGGCCGTGCGCATCCTGCCGCTGATCCTGCGCATGGACGACGCTTTCGGGCTCACCCCTGCCGCCGCCGCCAAGCTCCACTACGCCTTCGTAGCGGACGAGCCGGCGCAGGAGATGCCGACGAGCGCCGGGGTGACCGACATCCGCAACCGGCTGAAGAACATGCGGGACTAGTGCGCTACATCGGCGGCAAGGCCCGGACGGCCAGCCGCATCGCCGACGTCATCATCGGTTCCGGCGTCGAGCGGCACACCTACATCGAGCCGTTCCTGGGCGCCGCGTCGGTGGCCTGCGAGATGGTGCCGTGGTATGAGCGGTCCGTCCCTTCCGATGCCCATCCCGATGTCGTGGAGCTCTGGCGGGACGTCGTTGACGGGTGGGTCCCGCCTTGCCATCTCTCACACGACCGCTACGACGAGCTGAGATCCAGCTCTGAACCGTCAGCTCTCCGTGCGTGGGCGGGCTTCGCCGCTTCCTACAACGGCAAATGGTTCGGCGGCTACGGGCCGGTGGCCGAGTCGGCTGGCCGTGACTACCTCGCAGAAGCGCAGCGGGCGACCTTGTGCAAGCGCCGGAACCTGACCGGCGCCACCATCCGTCACTCCGACTACCTCGACATCGTGCCCGAGCCCAAGGCGACGGTCTACTGCGACCCGCCCTACGCCGATGCGATGTCCTACGCCGGCACCAGCTTCAAGTTCGACGTCGACCAGTTCTGGTCGACCATGGCCCTGTGGGTGGACAACGGCGCCCGGGTGTTCGTCTCCGAGTTCGATGCACCCAAGGGCTGGGAGTCCATTTGGTCGACCGAACGGCAGGCGACCGTGCACCACGCCTACAGCACGACCCCACGTCCCGAACACCTCTGGACTCGGGACTGATGACCTGGCGGGGAGCGGACGCTGAGCTGGCAGAGACGGGCCTCGACTTCCCCACGTTGGGCATCGTCGCCTGGCAGTGGATCGAAGAGATGTGCGTGATCCCTGACGGCGACCAGCTCGGCGAGCCGTTCCGCCTGACCGACGAGATGGTCAAGTTCCTGGTCCACCACTACCGGCTGCAGCCGACCGGCAAGTCCATGAAGTGGTCCGGCCCACGCTTCCACAATGAGCGTGGGTCCTTGTTGGTGCGGCCCCAGAAGTGGGGCAAGGGTCCGTTCTCGGCGGCCATCATCCTGTTTGAGGCGTGCGGCCCGGCGTTGCCTGACGGGTGGGACTCCGACGGTCGGCCAGTGGGTCGTCCGTGGCCCACACCGCACATCCAGATCACGGCCATCAGCGAGGACCAGACGGCCAACGTCTACCGGGCTCTCCTGCCGATGATCCGCTTCGGTCCGTTGGACGCTGAGCTCCCCGACACGGGCATCACCCGCATCAACCTGCCCGGCGGTGGCCTGATCGAGCCGGTGACGGCGTCGGCGCTCTCACGGCTCGGCCAGCGTGTCACCTTCGTGCTCGGGGACGAAGGCCACGGTTGGGTCGAGCGCAACGGCGGCAAGCGCTTGGCTGACAACCAGCGCAGGAACCTGTCGGGCATGGGTGGGCGGTTCCTGGACACGACCAACGCCTGGGCGCTGGTCGATGACAGCGTTGCTCAGGACACCTACGAGAACCCTGTGGGCGTCTACGTCGACTATCCGCCGCCCATCGGTGGGTCGGTGCGCAACAAGGCCGAACGGCGCAAGGCGATGCGCCACGCCTACGGCGACTCGGTGCGCAACGGCAAGACGTGGAAAGGCTGGGTCGACCTGGACCGTATCGACGTGGAGATTGAGGCGTTGCTCAAACGGGACCCGGCCCAGGCCGAGCGGTTCTTTCTCAACCGGGTGCATGCCGGCGAAGATGTCGCCTTCGACCTCGAAGCCTGGCGCAACGCAGCAAGGCCCGGCCTGGTCGTCCCCGACGGCACGCTCATCGCCATCGGCGTGGACGGCGCCCGCTACCAGGACGCTCTGGCCATCATCGCCACCACGGTCGACGGGTTCCACCAGTGGCCCCTGTGCATCCTGGAGCGCCCGGCCGGCGTGGGTGACGACTACGAGCACGACTTCGAGCTGGCCGACGCCGCCGTGATGGAAGCCTTCGACCGGTTCAACGTCGGGCTCATCTACTCGGACCCCCAGAAGATCGAGCATCTGACCGACCGGTGGGAGGGCCGTTACGGCAAGGACCGGGTGGCGGACTTCGTGACGAACCTGCGCTCTCGTCGCCTCGGTGACGCCGTCGGGTTCTACGTGTCGGCGGTGGCATCGGGTGATGTCACCCACGACGGCGATTCGGTCTTCGCCCGCCACATCGGCAACGCCCGGCGCAAGCTGTTGCCGGCCACCGATGACGACGGCCGCAACCTGTACACGCTCACCAAGGACCGGCCGCACTCGCCCAACAAGATCGACGCCGCCATGGCTGCGGTCATCTCATCTGAGGCCCGCCGGGACTGCATCTCGAAGGGGATGCTCAACGCCCGCCGGCCGTCCTGGTTCGTGGGGGTCTGATGCGCCCATCGACCCGGCGTGTGTTGGCCACATCCGACGCCCGTGAGCAGATCGGAAACTCTGATGCGTCTCAACGGTGAACGTGAGATCGCTGACGCCGTCAAGACGTGGGGGCCGGTCGCTCAGATGGAGTGGTCCCGGCTCTCGTGGTTCGAGCTCTACTACACGGGCATCCAGCGCAAGCCCTACGAGCCGGCGACGGCCACCCGGGAGTTCAAGGAGCTGGTCTCCCGGGCCACCACGAACCTGACCCGGCTGGTCGTGAACACGCTCACCCAACGCCTGATCGTGGACGGGTTCCGGCCGTCGAAGATCAGCGTAGAGAACGCCCCGCAGTGGGAGTGGTGGCAGGCCAACGGGCTCGACGCCCGCCAGAAGGCGCTCTATGACGAAGCGGCCAAGTACGGCTACGCCGGCTGCATGGTGTTGCCGGCCGAGAAGGACGGCGAGCCGGTCCCGTTGATGCGTCCCGTGTCCCCGGCCGAGTGGTGGCTGGGCTTTGAGGACCACTCCGATGACTGGCCGTTCCTGGCGCTCAAGCAGGGCACCCGGGCCGAGGTGACCAGCCAGGAGGATCTGCAGATCTGGCACGTGCTCGATGACCACGCCCGCTACGTGGTGCGCTCCACGGGGGCGTCGGTGATCATCGAGGAGATGACGGTCCACGACCTCGGCGAGTGCCCGATCGTGCCGTTCCGCAACCACTGGAACCTGACCCGATACCCCGACGGTGAGGTCGGTCCCTGCATCCCGATCCAGGACCGGCTCAACCAAACGGTCTTCGACCTGCTGGTGGCGCAGACCTACGCGGCGGCCCCGCAGAAGTGGGCGACGGGTCTCTACATGCAGACCGACGCCGACGGGAACCCGATGGTCGACCTGGCCGCCTTCGCCAAGTCGCTCTGGATCACCGGGGACGAGAACGCCAAGTTCGGTTCGCTCCCCGAGGCCAACTTGAAGAACATCGTGGAAGCGATCGAGCAGTCGCTGCGGGTCTACGGGCTGTTGTCCCAGACGCCACCGCACTACCTGCTCGGCGACCTCGTGAACCTCAGCGCCGAAGCGCTCCTCGCGGCCGATACGACGCTCGCCAAGAAGGTCGCCGACCATCAGGTGCTCTTCGGTGAAGCGTGGGAGCAGGCGTTCCGTCTCGCCGGCGTAGCGGCCGGGGACGCCACCGCCGCCCAGGACACCGAAGCGCAGATCTGGTGGCGGGACACCGACCCACGTTCCATCGCTCAACAGGTCGACGCCCTGGGCAAGATGGCGACGATGCTGGAGATCCCACCCAGCGCCCTGTGGGAGAAGGTGCCGGACACGACCGGCGCCGACCTGCAGTTGTGGCGGGCCGAAGCGGCCAAGGCGAAGCTCCAGGCGGCCCGGGAGCTGGCTCGGCAGAAGGCGCTCGGCATCACCGAGGTGCCCGACGAAGACGAAGAGAAGCGCAAGAAGTTGCTGGCCAACAAGGGCACGCCCGGTAGCAACATCGAGCAGAAGTTCGCCACGGGCAACTGATGGCCACCGTCACCGACATCACCCCGGCCGCCGCTCTAGCCGCCACCACCGAAGCCGAAGCGATCGCTCTGACGCTCGCCTACATCACCGAGCTCGACGGGCTCGCCGAACAGGTCGGTCTGGCCCTGCGGGACATCTTCGCCAACCTGGCCAGCACCGACCGGGCCGACATCGAAGCGTTCATCGCCGAGGCCAGCCCGTACACGACCGCCGGCGTCAACGAGGCCGCCGACCTGGCCGCCGCCTACCTGTCGGAGATGACCGGCTCGGCCATCACCGCATCCGATCTGGTCGCCCCCACCATCGAGTGGGACGGTCCGTTCCTGCGCACCTGGCACGACCTGTCCGAAGGCATGCCCTA